CAACACCGTTTTTGTCGGTGTAAGTGCTACCGTCACGAGCTTCACGGATTGAGAGAAATGCCTTGAATGGATTCTTCTCTTTGCGAACCTTCAGTGTTTCCTGCACGGTCTCGAACAAGTCTTTAGCGCTGACGATATTGCTCATGTAATTGCGAGCTTCATCCTTCTTGTCGTCGGCGGCGTTATGAACCATGAGACGACTGACGTTCTCGATAGTATAGGGTAATGCGCCTTCACTGAGCCACATCGTCACACGACCCTGACCGTCTTCATTTTCGCAGTTAAAGCGCATACCGAGCGTGCCAGTCTTCGCCTGTACCAGCTCGACGCTGGTGACGACAACATCGTGAACACCGATGCCCAGGTAGTTTGCACCACCCTTGTCTTTCAGGATGTTCTCTTTCATTGCTTCAGCTGCATCGCTGGCAACGGTTACATCGTTTTCTTCGAGCTGGCTGAACAAGTCTGCCTGCTCTGCTGCTTTAGCTTTTTCGTCGTTTTGGTCTGCCATTACGCTTGATTCCCTTCGTCGTTTGTTACTTCAGTTGATTCTGCTTCTGCCTTGGCTGCTTCTTCAGCTGCGTGAGCGGCTTCAGTTTCAGCGTCGATTTCAGCGGTGCTGCGGAAGATGTACTCGATTGAGTGCTTCTCGCCGTCAGTCTCTTGGTAGCGAACACCCGTGCATACGAGTTCGTCGCCGTTTGCGGTGTTGATTAAAACACCGTCATTTACGATTTGCTGTGCCATTATTCGTTCTCCTTCTTTACTTTTGCGTCAATCGCTTGCTTTGCTTCTTTTACTGACGGGAATGTGCCGTAGTAACCTTGCACTGTGAAGCCTTGGTTTCCCCTCAGCTCAACGATGACATGCCCTTTGTAGTTATACGCCGCCATTTTCATGACCTCCTTAAAATTTTACTTCTACACTTCGGGCATCAGCTGGTATCGGCATGACGCGCGGAGCGGTATACTCGGCTCGTGGGTCTGCTTTCATCATTTCAGTCTGACGATAGCGGTCGAGCTCAAGCTCTAATGCGCGTATGCGATTATCGGCTGCTGCCTTTTGTGTAACAAATGCCATGACGGTCTTCGTGTGGTCGGAAACGTCGTCTTTGCGTGTGTTGAGGTACTTCAGGAGACCGCGAGCGCGGTTATCGCTCGCTAGGTCTTCTGGTGATTCTTCGCGACTGCTGAATGGGTCGTACATTACTTCTTCCCTTTCGCTGGTGCTGGCGGTGCGTAAAAGTCTACGATTGCCTTATCGAGCAGCTTCAGGTCGTTTGGGATTGTGTCGGTCTCAAACATGCCCATTGGCGTTTTAATGCCTGTGCCGTCGGTGCGTACCTTGAAGACGAACTCGCGGTCAACGACTGCGGTTTCAACGACCTGGTTTGCCAGACCTTCTGGCACGAACTTGTCGCTGACCATTTTACCTGTCGTCTTGAGGCGCAAGTCACCACTGTCGTTATTCTCGCTGTGAGCGAGGATGTAGAAACGCTGGTCGGTGTCTTTCTTGGTGATGAGCTCAATCACATCGACGACGTTAACCGCCATCTGCGTGAATTTCTCGTAGCCCTTGATGCTTGCCTGGCTGAACTCTTCGTAGCTCATGAAGTAGTTGAAGTCGTCGATGACGACGATGGGCGCTTTCGCCTGGGCGATTGCACCCTTCAGCTCCGCATAGTTCTTGGCGTGAAACTGCGGGATGTCATTCTTAAATGGTAATGGTTTGCCTGTTGCGGTAATGTAGCCGATGCCGTCGGCTGCCTTAAATTCGCGTAAGCTGGTTGATTTACCTGTACCAGTCTTACCGAGTACAAACGTTAATTGACTCATGATATTCTCCTTTTCTATAGCCTTTGCCTTTAGCTATGCCACAATTGTAGCACACTAAAATAAACAATACAATAGTTGATTTATTAAAATTGCTCTTTCTTGGGCAAGGTTATCTCCATGCCCGTTTCCGTTTGTAGTTGCTCCAAAATCGTTCGCAACTCTTCTTCTGGCAAATAATACAATGCTTTCCCTGCCTCGTAAAACCACTGACTCGGATTTTTCGTAGGTATCGACGAGCCTGCGTTCACTAGCAGCGCGTAAAAGAGTGGGTTACCCTTTTCGGCTTCAATGTTGATGGTAATTTTCATCGTCCTCCTTAAAATCCGAGGTCGAGCTCGGGCTCGGGCTCGGGTATTTCTAAATCTTGTTCCTTGAGGTGATTCCCCTCCATGAAGCCTTGCAACAGGTCTTCGTCGAATCGTTTCACGCCAACATCTTTGAGCACTGGTAGGTCGAGCGGCTCGTGAAGCCGTTCGTAAATGCGCTTGATAAGAACATTATTGCGATGCACGCGCTGGATGAAGTAAGCCCTCGTCTTCAGGTTGACCACAATGTAGTCCACCCAATCGAGACCGCTCGCCATCAGCTGCGATTGCGTCTGCCGCTCGTGTTCGATAGGTGCGCCTTCCTCCATCATTGTCATGAAGGATTTGTCGCCGACAACCTTACATTCGAGCAGACCTTTTTTGCCTAATACCTCAACGTCGCCGACTACGGTCACTTCTTGAACGTGCGCGTCGGGTGTCGCAACAAACCAATCGGAAATGTACGAAAACGCTTCGGTGAGTCGGTTTCCCGTTTCGCGCTCGTACACCATCTTGGCGAAGTCTTCAAAGAAAACTCCGTCAGCCATCGCCTTCGTTTGGAAATTCTCGAAGGTAACACCGAACTTGCGTTCAAATGCTAGTTGCTTCAAGTACTTTTTTGCTTTAGCGCTCGGTGTATAGCCGTCCTTCAGCGTGTCAAACAGAAATGCGAGACCACTGGCGCTCGGGATGCCTGCCCGTTCCTTGAACCACTGCGGCGACCTCTGCGGCGCATCACTGATTCGAAATTCTTTGGCGTATTTTTTCATAGGCTTAACTCCAATGCTAACACCTCACGGCATGATTCTTTAGTGCTTTCACCTGTGTGAAACTGATAGCCTAACAGCTTCGATAAATGACGGTAAACGTCACCCCTTCGATGCTGCCCACTTCGCCATAATGGGTCGATTTTGGCGTGAACTGCCATTCTTAACTTTCGAAGCTCCTCATCAGCCATAGTGCCAAGTGGTGCTCTAGTGTTATTGTGACAGCCAACATAGGTATCGTGCTCGGCGCAGTAGTAGCACATATAGCTTTTGCCATAGTTGCGTCCGTACTTTGCCTTGTTTTCAACCCAAGGGGCTGGCTCGTTATCGACTGGGCAACGGACATCGTAGGTCTTCATGACAGCTCGATTTTCACGCGTACATCGCCATTTCTGGTGCGTAACATAAATTCGTGAGTTTTGTGCGTCATCTTGACTCTGTGCCAAACTGAACGCTCGCCCTTCTGGGTTGTCACCGTTGCCGTTACTTTGATGTGCTTTTTGAAAAATATCATGCTAGTCCTCCAATTCGTTCTTTTTTACTGTGGTGAGCCACATTGCAAAGTGCGTAAGCGATTGCATTTGCTCATTCATAAACTCTAGTGCTTTGTCCATAGACAAATGCTTCAGCTTATATGGCTGGTACTGAGTTTGGCAGTAAAACGAATGCTCTTCGATTAGCTGGGCTAATTCCTGCATATTCATATTAACCTCCAAATACTTGCAGCCAGTCGTTCTGACTTACTGCGGTTAGTTTATCATCGAAGTCACGTTTTTCGCCTAGAGCCTCGTAAATAGCTGCGTCAATGGTGTTCTTCGCCTTGAGGTGATAGAACGTGCATTTTTCAGCCTGTCCGTTGCGGTAGGTGCGCCCAACTGCCTGCGTGTAGTCGATGAAACTATAGCACGGCGACAAAAATATTGTGGTGTTGAACTGCTGCAAATTCAACCCAGTACCGCCAGATTGGTATTGCACAATCATGACTTGTTGGTCTGCAAATTTGTCTTTTCTCGCGCCATACCAAACACCATGCTTAATGCCAGCGGCTTTGAGTTTTGCGCTCAACTGCTCGATAGCACCGATTGTGTTGACGAATATCAGCGCATTCGGTAGCCCTTCCACTTTTTCAACTGTCCAGGCTATCTTCTCGGGCGCTACTTCCGCATANCGGCGTAATGCCCANGTNANNTTCGGNGCTGAATCGAGCGGCTCNCCNTCTNGCGAGATGCGCTCTTTTATCATCCGAATNTANTCNTTNCGCTTGACNGGNATNGNGATGTCGANNACCTGNTTNNTNGGTAGCTCNACACACNTCNTCNGCNTTNAGCCNNAGCGCNATACTNTTCCACCANCGAANCAGCGTNNCNGTNTCNCGGTAGCCNACGATGTCCATGCCCTTATGNGCGCGTATGACCGCTGCTCTACTACGAATCGTCGATAAAACTCGGTCTTGTGCGCCACGAGTCCCGTGATTTTCGCATAGTTGACGGCATCCGCCCACTTACTCATCGGCGTGCCGCTCAAAAACAGATAGCCGCGAGCGTGCTGACAGAGTTTCCATGCACCCATGCCCTGCTTGCTCTGACTGTTCTTGATTTTGTGCGCCTCGTCGATGATGACGTAATAATCGCGGTATTCCGTAAAATCGAGCGTCTTGAACTTCTGCAAAAAACTGAAGCCCTGCACCTCAAACTGGTCGAATTGTAGCCCTGACTTTTCGAGGTCAAGCTCCCAAACTCTCGTGTCTCGTACTGAGGCTGGGCAAATGATAAGCACCTTCCGCGTTCCTGTGCGGTGTACGCGGAAAAGTGCCATCAATGTTTTACCTGTACCGACTTCTGCAAACAAGTATGGTCGCTTGCCCAATCGCGCCAGGTAATTTTCCTGCGATTGGTATAGCTGCATACTACGCCTTGACTTTTAGGCGAATACTAGCCTTGACGGGTGATGTCTTGAGGTATTTCGCGTAAGTCTTTGGGCGCTCTTCCTTGAATTTGGTCGAGTCGAATGTCGTGCGCTTGGTCGGTGCGACGTAGGTGATGGTGATAAGGTCGCCATCGAACTTGGTTACGCTGTTCGCTTCCATCGCTTCGAGAATCGCCTGACGCATGTCTGCATCTTGCTGCTTCAGCGTTTCGAGCTTCTGCAACTGTGCGCCAACAGCCTTTTCGATTTCGCGGTTGATTTTCGCGATAGCCTGCTGGTTCTTTTCAAACTTTGCCACTAATTCATTCTGTGCCATGATGTTCTCCTTTGAGAAAATTAAAATTGCTTGGTTCGGCGGCTGATTCTGCCACCTTTTGCGCCTGCCCTGCGTGCCAGGTCGCGATTCGCGTAAAAGCCGCCAGTGCGTCCATTGCGACCGCCCTTTGAGCCGATTTTACGGTAAAAGTCGGGGTCGTTCGCTAGGTTTTTCTTGGCTGCCTTCTTGCCGCCCTCAACTGTTCCTGCCATTATTTTGCTTCCTTCATCTGGGTTACTTTGTAAGCAATTTTCGCCTGCTTGATGAGCAATTTGTGGCGCTTGATGTCTCGCTTGAGCTTCGCGATTTCAGCCTTGTGAGTTGACTTCGCTTTTTTGAATTGGTCTTTGTTCATATTGGTCA